GTATAATACACTACCTGATGGTACTGCAGTTACTTCACCACTTCCGTTCTTAGTGAAAGACCCTGTTGTATAGTTTACGAAGTATACACCTTGTATACCACCGATTGATTCTTTACAAACTTCGTTTCTTCCAGCTGATAAATTACAAGCCATGTCTGTTTAATTTAATTTTGTTAGTTAAAAGGTGGGAGTTTTACCTCCCGACCTTATTTAGTTATTTTTTAGTATGCTCCGTAGTATACGATATCTTGTCCAACACCGAATTGTACGCCAGATGTAAATCTCATTATGATACGATAGTTTTGTGAACCATCAATGTCACTCATGTCGATTACTTTTACTTGGTTGTAGTCAGAAAGTAAACCTGTTCCAAAGAATAAGTTTGATTTTTGAGCTGCAACGATGTTAGAATCAGACATACCTGGACATAATACCATTTCAATACCTTGGAAGTTATAAGGCTTCTCTCCGATATTCATTGAATTGTTCCAACCATTCGCACCTAAACCAGAAGCACCATTTCCTGCCATTGCAGTTTGGAATGCTTTTGCTACGTTAGTAGAAATGTATAACAATAAGTCTTGCTTACCATATACAGTTGCTGGGATTGTTTGAACGATAGAATCTAATTTAGAAACTACATTCGCTGAAGTTACACTACCAGAGATGATTGCTGAAGAACCACCTGTTGTTCTTGCTGGTAAAACCGCACCTGCTCCACCTGCTGCTACTGATGCAGATAAGATAGTTTGGAAACCTGCGAAAGAACCATTAGTTGAAGTTCCTTGCCAGATGTTTTGTTCAGTTGCTTCTGCAACTTTACCACCAACATAAGATACTAAGAAATCGTTGAATGACTTAGGGATTTCATCAAAAGCTGAAAAACCAAGAGCCAAGGCTTCCCAAGATGCTACAAACTCTTGCTTACATAATTGTAAGTTAACTTGTAATTCTTTTGGAGTCAATACTTGTTCTGCGATAGTTACACTACCTGTGTTTGTGATAAAATCACAAGATGCGTCATTTACTAATGATGCAACTGAAATCTTTTGGATTACAGATTTGTATTTAACATTAGGCATGATAGTTACTAACTTCTTGTCCAATGTGTTTGCACTCAATAACGCTGCTGCGATATATCCTGCTGCCGCCTCACCTGCATAACTTGTTGCAGTTACTGTAGGATTGGTGAAATTTTGAAATTTTTTCATTTTAATTTCTTTTTTATTTAATAATTAGTTATATAATTTAGATAAGAAGTTTGATTGAGAATCATTTACTTTCTTACCATAATTGTTTTGTGTTTGAGATGCAAATTTACTAGCTTGTTCAACAGGAGCACCATCTAATTTAGGTAACTCTTCTTCCATCTTAACTCCTGCAACTTCTTCTGTTACTTGAGAATTAACTGGAGGGAACATAGTTTCTTCACATTTTACCAATCTTGCTTCCATTTCAGAAATTCTATATTGCATATCTTCCATTAACTTACCCATGTCAACTTGTTCAGTTGGCATTTCGTTTTCTGGTGCATTCTCATCTTCTGTGATTGGAGTTGCAGTATCAGTTTGTTCTGCCATCTTTAATGTGCCAGATTTAACTGAATTCTTTTGAGTTGGTGTTTCGTTTACAGGTAAAAGGTCTCCTGATGCTTGAGGAATGTCTTCAACTGGAACCATTTCCATTTCTGTTTCTTCTGTTGTTTCTTCTTCAGGTGTTGCAATTTCTGCAATCTTACCTGATTTAACAGTAATTACTTGCATTGATTGTTCACCTTCTGGAGTTGTAAATGAAATTGTATAATCACCATCAGCTGGAGCGGTTTTAGTTCCATCAGCTGCTACTTCAAATACATCATCATTAACATCAAAGTTAGATGATTGTAAAATTGTTCCATCTTCCGTTTTTGCGTCTGTTAAAGATATTGTGTCTTCTATGTTTAATAATGACATTATCTTGCTTAATACAGTTTTTGAATTCATTTGTATGTGTTTTATACCTTTAATAACAAAGGTTGTTTAAAAAATAGTTATTTTTGTTTTATGCAAATCTTTTTCTAAATACATAATATAATTGTCTAATTTGCTTTTTTGTCAAAACAGATGGATAAATTAATGTAGCCATCAAATATCCTTGCAAAGAAACATTATTTCCAGGATTAATATTGTTTATACCTATCTTTATATTTCTTTGTGATGGTGCAAATAATCCTCTATCATATGTATTTGTATCTATCGAAGCAGATATTGCTGCATTTAAATACATTGTGTGTTCATTAGAACCATTAGTTGTAAATGTTACCATATTCCAATTATTATCTGGCAAAGTTGCATTGCATGTTAAAGTTGCTTGTGTATTTCCTGATACACCATACCAAATAGTAGGAGTTATAACTTTGGATGAATTCATTACTAAATTAATTCCGTTATTTGAGCCTGTTAAAGCCAATAAACTACCATTAACATCATTTGAATCACTTTTATAAACAGATACAACAGAAATTGCACCTGTTGGCAATGTTCCAGGGTATTCAACATAATAATTTGATACATTTGATGGTCTCAAATTTACACTACCACTATATAAAGAAGTCCATAATAGTGCCGAGCCTCCACCTACTTTCAAAAATCCACCTTGTGGTTCTGATGGTGTACTACCAGAAACATTAAAAGTAACACCACTACTGCCTTGTCCTGGACTATAAGATGTAGGATTTCCCCAATCAAATATTAATTGAGCTCCATTAGGATATGCAAAATTCTCAAAATTTATTTGTTCTCCGCTTGCTTTTACAAAAAATTGTGGTATCATATTATACAAATGTATATGCTGGTAATAAGTAAACACTTGATGTATTTACTGAAGTTAATGAAATAATATCTGTTGACCCTGAAGGTGATGCTTGATAAGCAGACCCTGAAACTTGCTTTACATTTGAACTAAATGTTGCACTACCAGAAGCACCGCATGATACTACTAATGTTGCAGTTACACCTGGTCTGACATTTGTTACATTTATATTTGTAGACCCACTTAAAGTTAAAGTAAAATAGTTTGCTTTACTTAAATCAATACTTGCAGTCTGTGATGTTATAACAGATGCAGATACATTACCATATGCACTACCTGTAATAGTTAATCCTCTTGTAAATGTTGGAAGTGGGATTGTTTCACCATCGTTAGGTGCAATAAACATAAATGTTGAATAATCACCTATTGTATTATCATAATCTCTTAAATAGTTTCCAGTTCCGTTAGATGCAATTTGTAATTCATTATCAACTAAAAGTGCGGAATCATTAAATGCTGTTCCTATTGTTGCAGTATTACTTCCTGTTGAAACTTGTGCATATATACTTGCAGCATATCCGTATGTATTTATAATTCCATTTGAAGTGAAACCAATATTATTTGTACCACTAGTTGTTGCTCTTGTCAATGTTACTGCACCTGCACCAATTACTACTTGTGAAGCTCTACTACCATTACTTAGTGATACTGCTCCTGATATAGTTAGTTTAGCTTGATTAGCTGACCCACTTGTTGAAGATGAAATAAATACTTGTCCATTAACACTTATGTCAGAAGTAGAAGATGATGATACATACAATTGACTGTTTATTATTTGACTGCCAACAAATGTATTACTACCAGTTGTTGCGTATCCAGTTAATAATGTATTTGTAGATGCTGTATAAGAATTAAATGAAGATGTATTTAATTTAGTATTAATACTATCATTTAAGGAAGAACTAACTGCTGCTAATTGTGCATCGGTTGCAAATGTTGCATCTAATGAAGAACTAAATGATAATAATTGTGATATTGATGCAGTCGCTGATGAATTAAAACTATTTTGAGAAGCAGTATATGAATTTAAATTACTAACTGAAGTATTTAAACTTGCAGTGGTTGTATTAATATTTGTTATGCTTATATTAGTAGATGCAGTGAATTGATTTAAATTACTTATAGATGTATTAGTAGATGCAGTATATGCATTAAATGATGCAGTCGTTGTTAAACTTGGGTCACTCAATACAGTAATAGAAGCAATTGCTCCACCTACATTTGGAATAATACTTGCAGATACAAACCCATTAAAAAAGAATCTAGTTGATGTTCCTATACTCACACCATTAACTAAGATTTGGTTTATAGATGAACTCCATGCATTTAAAGATGAAGTTGTATTTTCTAAGTTATTTAATCTACCTGTTGCACTTTGAGTAAAACTATTAACACCTGTATTGATTGTTAACTGACTTGCAGTAAAACTATTCAATGCAGTATATGTAGGTTGCTGAGATGCAGTATAAGTATTTAATGCACTAAGTGAAGTTGCTACTGATGCAGTATATGTACCAAATGGTATTTCATCTACAAGAGATGCAATCATTAGTGAATTAAAGTCTCTTAAATCTGCTGGTGATATCTCACCTAAGTTATTATCTGGAAACGAATCGTTATTTAATTGAGAGAGTGTCGGTTTAGGAACTGCTGCTGGCATATTATTATTATTTATTATTGTTTATCTACTGTATCAAAGCCGTCAGAATATCCTAAATCAAATCCTCCACCTGTTGGTCTTGCAGATTGTATTACACCTATACCTTGTTGTATCAGTGCACCATCGCAGCAACTAACAGAGTATGTATCTTTTTCAATACATAAACACCCTCTTCTACTATTCTTTGGAGAACTTAAACCTCTTGTTGGCCCTATGTAAATACCAGATTGATTCTGTCTATTAACAGAGTATCTTAAATTACCATTGCCTGAATTAGACCATTGACGCGCCATAATAAGCTTTTATCTAATAACAACTATAAATGAAAATGTTATTATCTCATTTGTTTCATTGCTTCCTTATGCAACAACATATCTAAATGTCCTTTGTCTGCTTTATATGAAAGATACAATAAACATTTTTCTAATGGTTGTTCTACCACTTCGTTAATTTTGAGGATATCTCCGTTTGCAAGTTCAATAATTGCTTGATATGCTCCCCATTTTTTACTAAAATTGACTTGATGCTGGGAGGTAACTCCATCTGCATCGTAGATTTCAGGATAGAATTCAGTAAGTCCGTTGACAAATTTACAAAAAAAAACAAACAACCAAAGTGAATATCCATACCTAGTTCTAAAAATGGTTTGTGGTCTATGTCACCTGTATATGCTTTAATGGTATATGTATCTCCTACTTTCTTTAATACTGGTCTGTATAGTATTGACATTATCTTTGCCCAATTGTCATCTATTGTTATTGTATTAAACTTTGTTATGTCTGCGAATGCACCATAAGTCATATTAGATAAGTTAGGTTCAAATCCATACTC